ACCCTTTTTGTTGATTAAATATAAACCTTTGTAGAGAAATGATAGAGTCGATCAAATTACATTTTGAAAGATATAGGTTTGATTTTATTTTAAAATACTCATATAGTATGCAAAATACTATATTAATATTTTTAATATTTCCAATGATTCCTTTGGTAGGAATCCCTGATATCTCTTTCCCGTGTTTAATTCATCTTTTAGCAAATTCATATGTATCTTTTGAAACATGTGTTTTTGTTAACGAGAGGTTAACACCTAACTTAGTAATAACTTTCAAGTAGCGCTTCGCCACTTGATCGTTTTTAATTACTATATCATCACCTAAGATGATATATTGGTTAAAACTAAAATTAGAATGTCCCTCTAGGAATGCACATCAGTGCACTACAAGATGATGGGCCAGTGTAAATGATATTCAACTTGAATAAGTTCCCATTGGTTGACCAGTAGTATACTTAACGCTGTTAAGATACTCAACTGATTTTCCAATTTTAGTTGGGATACCAAATTCAATTGAACCAAGATGTTTACTTCATGTTCTTGCATAAGACATATTATACATATGCCCTATCAATGACATTTGTAAACCCCTTGGAAATCTATCAGTAGCGGAACTTAAATCTAATGATCAGAAAGACTCATTATTATCTTCTCAACAATGATAAGGAGACTGAGTATAAGTTCTATCACAATTATTAAAATTATTTAATATAATTTTAAACATATTGTCATGTAACTTTTTAAGAAATAGTTGTGTATAGTAATCTACTATTGCAACTATTCTTATCTTAGCCTCAGGATCATTGATAAATGAGATTTTACCTAAGAATTTATTAAGCTTTTTGGGCTTGACATTATCCTGATGGTTAAATCAAAATTTATAAGAAGAAAGTAAATATTTTATTCCAGCCTCAGTTGTTAACAACATAAGTCTCTGTAATATATTATAACTAAAGTTATAAAAATTATTTAAAGCACTTAATGTAGCTTTCCCCTGGGGACCTCCTTTGAATGATAAATAAATATCACTCATAGAGAATTCCATAGACTCACTTGATAAGTTGAGCTTGAAACTTTGTACAAAGTTTCCTATGAAATTACTTGGAATCTTATACTCACTTATTGGAGGATCTGTAATAG